TTATCTGCTCTTTACGGAGACAGTTTAGGGCTTGCAGAACAGGCTGTAGCGCCTGCTCAGACCTTGTTTGGTCTTGGTCAACAGTATCTTGCACAGACACCAGAGCAGGCTCGTAGTCAGTATCTACAAGAACAGTATGCAATGCTTGACCCTATCCGTCAGCGTGAAGAACAAAGATTAGGCGCTTCTGTGTTTGGTCGTGGTCGTGCTGGCCTCAATATTGGTGATCTTGGTCAGCCTGAGTTGGCTGCATTGGCTAATGCAAGGCGCACACAAGACTTGCAACTAGCTGCACAGGCGGAACAAGAAGCAAGGAATCGTATTAACTTTGGTACTGGATTGTTTGGCGAAGCTGCTAAACTGGGTACAACTGCATTGTCACCATTCCAGACCCAGTTTGGTGTATCTCAGTTGCTTGAGCAGGCAGGTCAGCAACCTCTGGATATTAGTGCTCAGTTGGGCGGTAGAACAGCCACTGCTGGCGCACAGGCTGGTCGTTCTTTATTAGAAGGCGGTATGCAGGCAGCACAGACTAGGTTAGGTGGTCAGCAACAGCAGATTGCCGCTAATCAGTTAGCAGGACAAAACCTGATGAACCAGTTCTTTAAGAGCCTAAACTTTGGTGGTACACAGGCACCCGCACCACAATCTACCGCTACTCCTGGGCCTAGTTTTTATAATCCAGAGGTTTCTGGATATTATGACTTTGGACCAACACCAGAATCTGTAGTGGATTACAGTGGCGGTTACAGCCCTTACTAAAGGAAATAGAAATGGCAGAGCAAACATTATTTGGTTCTTATAACCCCGAACTAATTAAGCAGGCTATTGAGGCTGAAAGAGAGCGTAACCTATTAGAGCAGGCTAAATTAACCCCACAGCAGATTAGTTTGCTTGGTTCTGCTAGGGCTGGTCAGCAGTTAGGTAGTGCCTTGGGCGGTGTTGTTGGCAACTTATTCGGAACCACACCAGTGCAGGACCCAAGACTACAGCAGGCACAGTTGGGACAGCAAGCCTACCAAGAAGCCTTAGATGCCTCAGGTGGCGATGCCTCTTCACCAGCATTCTTTAAGAAGTTATCAGACTCTGCGGCTAGATTGGGTGTAACTACCTTGGCTCAACAGGCGGCTCAACAGGCTGCTAGGATAGAGTCTGAGCAGGCCCTAAGAATACAGAGATTAGCGTCAGCACAAGCATCATTAAGAGAGAAACCTGTTGCTGATGGAAGCAAAGAATATCAAAAGTATAAAGAACTAAAAGCACTAGGCATGAGTGATCCTGAGGCCCGTAATGCTGCTTATGGTATTAAACCTGCTGCTGCCGGTGAAGAAGGTCCTAAAGTTGGCTTCAGCAAAACAGGTGTTTACACTAATCAATTTGGTGAGGTTATTCCTGCTACTGAGATGAGTAAGCAAAGGACTGGTTTCCAATCAGCAGAGGACTTATTAAATAAACTAAATAAAATTACAGATGAGGACATTAAACAGTCTGAGTCTATTATTGATTACACGCAGGGAGAAACTAGAAAAACAATTGGTGGTAAATTTGCTTCTAAGACATTAGATGCTCAAACTAAGATTGCCGCAGGCCAACTTCTTCAACAGATTGAGGCATTACCACCAGGGTCTGCTTCAGATGCTGACATGAGAGCAGCATCAAGGTCATTCCCCGGATATGGAGATGCTACTGCACTTCGTAATTGGGTTAATAGAACAAAAACAGACTTAAATGAATCTTTATCTAGGCAGTCAGAAAGATATGGTTTTTCACAAAAAGTAAAAGCAACTGCTCCAGTAGGTACTGGTAAACAAAACTCAAAGGCTTCAGCAAAACCAGTAGGCCTTTCAGATGCAGAGTGGAATGCAATGACACCGGCAGAAAAGGAACTGTTTAAATGACCTTAGAACAACAACAGGCATTAGCCCGTGCCCGTGCTAGACTTCGGGTGCAACAGCAAGAGGCAGAACCACAGCCAAGCTATGAAGGTTTCTTTGAAACAGGTGTTCCATCAGAAGAGCCTGCACAGATAGGAACCTTTGGAAAGATTGTAAAAGGTGCCTTTGTTGATCCGTTTGAGGCTATCACTCAGATTGTAGGTGGTGAGGCTGGCAGGAGAGGTGTTGCTGAACGTGAGGCATCCTATCAAGCAAGACGGCAACGGATGGGCGAAGAAGGTATTGAAGGTGCTCGTTTATTTGGTAATGTGATAAGCCCTATTGCTAACATACCTGTTTTAGGTGTAGCGCAACGTGCAGCACAGGCAACTACCCTTGGTGGTCGTGTAGCTGCTGGTGCCGGTGCAGGTGCTGCTGGTACATTGCTACAGCCTGTATCAGAGGCCCCAAGTGCCTTTGGAGACTTTGCTGCTGAGAAGGTTGAGCAGTTAGGGTTGGGTGCTGTCCTAGGCGGCTTCATACAGGGCGGTGTTGAGACTATTAAAGGTGGTGCTAAGTTCTTAGTGGACCTGTCTAAGCCAATGACTAAGAACGGTCAGAAAAAGATTATACAAGAATACTTTGATGATCTTGCTGGCCCAGATAAGGCAAAGTTTATAGCAGCACTAAACAAAGCAGATGAACTTGTTGAAGGTAGTAGACCAACAGCAGCGCAGGCTTTAGCAGAGGTTCCAGAGGCAGTTAATCTATTATCAGCACAAGCCAGGATTGCTCGTACTCCAGAAGGTGCTCCTATCTTTGCCCGTAGAGAGGCAGAGCAACAGGCAGCAAGGTTAGCAGAATTACAGACTGTTGGAGGCACAGAAGCAGACTTGTTAGCAGCGCAGACTGCAAGAACAGGGGCTACTGCTCCGTTGCGTGAAGAAGCACTGATGCAAGCAAACATTGCTGGCGAGTTAGCACCACGATTAGAAGCCGATGTTGCAGCTAGAGAAGCAAGCCGCATTCGGGCATTACAAGAACAAGGTCGGTTTCAGACCACAGCAGCAGAGCAGGGTGTGTTAGCGCAACAGCCATTTACCCCTGTTGCTGGATTACCTAGAGTTTCTAGTCGCTACAGCCCTAGTGTTGACCGTATTGTTGAGGCAACTGAAGCTGCTAAGGACACTGGAAACATTGTTGCACAGCGGACAGCAGAGCGTGACTTTAAAGCAATTCAACTACAAAGTTTAGCCGATGAAGGTTTCTTTCCTCTTCGTGTAAACGATATTGTTGGAAATGTAGATAAGATTCGTGTTGCCCCAGGGCAGAGATCATCAGAGGTTGTTCAAAGAACCTTTGATTCGTTGCGTCAGAAACTTACAGATCCTGCTTATGTCAAGCCTAACGGGATTATTGATTCTCGTGACTTGTACACAATCCGTAAAGAAATTGGCAACGACATTAAGAAGTTTGCACAAGAGGCTCAGAATTGGGATGCAAAGTTAACAGCCGGTCTTGAAAAGAATATCAAAACTTACATTGATAATTCTATTGAGTCTGCCGGTGGTGTGCGTTGGAAAGAGTACCTAGATAACTTTTCTAAGTATTCTACCAAGATTAACCAGATGCAGATTGGACAGGCCCTTGAGCAGAAACTTAATTCTGCTATGGATGTAGAAAGAGCAGGTGCTTTTGCTCAGGCAGTGCGTGAAGCAGCATCTACCATCAAACGTGCTTCTGGTGGTGCTAGGTTTGAGAAGTTAGAAGAAGTAATGACACCAAAGCAGGTAGCCTCTATCAACGCTGTTCTAGCAGATTTACAAAGGTCGTCTAAGGCATCTCAACTTGCAGAACGTGCCCGTGTAGCTAGCATTGAAGCAGGCGAAGCCGAACTACCGCAGCTATTAAGCAGAACTGCTGCAATTGCAAACGCTATCCTCAGAGCAGTTAAGAGGAACGCTATTCCTGAGATGAATCGTGAAATGGCAAGGCTGTTTGCTGAACCAAAGGCACTAGCGGCATTTATGTCTTCTATGCCAAAGAGCAGGGTTAAAGATTTTGTTAATGGACTATACCCTAACTTAACACCACAAAACAGAGCAGTATTAGATAATATCATTGAAATCCAAGGCCCAGTAAGAGCACTGACGGCAGAGGATTAACATGAGCGAACCAGTCACTCAAGTTGCCAAGGCTGCTGTCGCTGGCATCAAAGAGGCATTGGCGGTAGGTAAGGAACTGGAGTCAGTCACCAAGGACATCCAAGAACTTGGTAAGGCTGATGTGCAGGCCAGAGCCGCCTTCCGCAAGAAGCAGCTAAACAGGCCCAAAGATACCTCTGTGTTCTCTGCCGTTGAAGAATGGCGTGGAGTCTACGAAATTAAGAAGATAGAAGAAGAACTCAAACACGACATCATCGAGAAGCACGGTCATGCTGCCTGGGCTGAGATAGAAGTCATTAAAGAGCGCATATTAAAAGATAATAAAAACCTAACTGACGAGTACGGCAGAGACCTAAAGAAACTGGCTGAACTGAAGCTGTATTGCTTCTTAGCTGCTTTGGTGCTAGTTAGCTTTGCCTATGTAGTCGGTTATAAACCCTAAGGAACCCTATGCTATCCCTTATATCCTCCGCTATCGGCTTCTTTGCCTCTGGACTGCCACAGGTACTGAACTTCTTCCAAGACAGGGCTGACAAGGCTCAGGAACTTAAACTAGCCCAGATGCAGACTGAGCGTGAACTAGCACTGGCAGAGAGGGGCTTTTTAGCCCAACAGAAGGTCGAAGAGATCAGGACAGATCAGATTGCCCTCCAGACCGATGCAGACCGCCAGGGAGCCGCTTTAGAGCACGACAAGGCCATTATGAACAACGCCTCTAAGTGGGTTGTTAATCTTAATGGCATCGTAAGGCCTGCTGTGACCTTTATCTTTGTGCTAGAACTGGTTTTAATCAATATTGGTCTAACCTACTTCTTGCTACAGGGCGGGTTAGGCAGTATGAACGTAGAGCAGTTTATCGCAGCTACGGATGTTATCTTCTCTGAAGATGAGATGGCTTTGCTGTCAGGAATCATTGCTTTCTGGTTTGGTTCTCGTCAGTGGGGCAAGAAGTGAATGTATCAAAAGAGTGTATAGAGGGCATCAAAAAGGATGAAGGAGTTAGAGTTCGTCCATATCGCTGTCCTGCTTTACTTTGGACTGTTGGTGTTGGTCATGTTATCAATCCTAATCACATAAAGGTAAAATTAGATGAACGTAAAGGACTTGCAATCCCTGATGGGTGGGATCGAACTCTCACAATGGATGAAGTCAATGCAATCTTGGCAGCAGACTTGTCTATCTTTGAACGAGGCGTACTTAGACTATGCCCTCAAGGACTTACCCAAGGCCGCTTTGACGCATTGGTCAGCTTTAGCTTCAATGTTGGACTCGGCAATCTACAAAGGTCAACAATCCGCATGAAGCATAACCGTGGCGACTTTGAAGGCGCTGCGGAGGCTTTTATGGCATGGACAAAGGCTGGTGGTAGGGAACTCCCCGGCCTTGTCAAACGCCGTAAGCACGAAAGAGAGATGTACGAGAAAGAATAAAAAAAGAGCCTCCGAAGAGGCCCGTTAAGTACTACACCCTAGACTACCAAAAAACCATTATTCTGAGGATGAACAGGTCAATAACGACACAGTGTTCCTCTTCAAAGTCATCAACGTATTCAAACCCCAACATACAACCACCAATGATGTGCAGTAATACTGTCATGTCAGATCTCGCAGTGCCCAGCAACGCAGGCTAATGTTTGTGCACCTTCGACATTGTCTTCTACTTCGACTAAGTCGTCCCATTTGATATCTTTAGGCATCTTAGATAGCATCTCTTCGTACTGCTCTTTATTGCATTCCTCATAAGGAGCCTGTCGGTATGTGCCACCAGCCCAAGGCAGGAAGGACACACCAGAGATTTCATCGAAGTTCCTAAACACCCAAGCCCCTACGTCCATCCATTCATCTTCTTTGACTGAGATGGTCACAGATGGCTTATGCTCACACCAGTGCCGCTGATACATCATCCAAACATCGAGGTGCTCAATTGCTGTTAGATCATCACGCAACCGTGCTCCTTCGGGAGCCTTCATCGGAAATGAGAAGACTACTGTGTTGTCTGGTCGCATTACGCAATCTTCGGCAGGAATACCAGCAGAGGTTAGAAACGCTGAGAGAGGGTCCTTTTTATCCCCACGAACACGGCGAATATAATACTGGCTATGTCTAGCGTGAATACCAGAGGCGCTATCAACAAGTTGAGACACAGTGCCGCTAGGTTTGACACAAGTAATCGCAGCAGACTTAGGAATTCCCAACTGTGTTGCAAGGTCATAGTTGGTATCAACGGCGACTTTCCGTAGTTGTTCAAGAGCCTTCGCAGTGCTGTCACTTACCTCTCCCATCCATTTGTTATCTAAGATACCCGTCAACGATACACCTAAGAGACGCTCTTCTTCGGTGTTCTTCTGCCACACCTTACGCAGGTAAGGGAAGTGCGTCATCGTAGACTGGAATGTGCCTAGAATCGTTGCTATCTTAATTTTGTTAGATAGTGATTCAACGGTATCTTCTGCCCGTACAACGACCTCTGTGAGGTTACAGAACTGATAGGGTCGAAGTATGATTTCGCTACAGGGGTTAGTTCCGAAGTCGTAATTCGGATCACGTCTGCCGTTCTTTGCAGCTTGACTCTGACTTGCTTCTCGTGAGAAGATTCCTCGCTCTCCAGAGTGACTGTTGTATAGACTTGTCCATTCTTGGAGAAACTGTCCAATATCTGGTTTAGAGTTATAAGTTGCTGAGTTGTTAGCGAGTGCCCTATGTCCATTTTGTTCCCACCAGTTTCCAGATTTACAAGACCGCATACGGTCATCCTCAAGGTCCGACAGAGAAATCATCGCACTTCGCCGTACCCCACCGACAACAACAACTTCCCCGATTTTGCAGAGAATATCATGACACTCGATTGATGTAAGTTTTCTACCAACGGCTCCTCTAAATTTGGCAATAGTGAACTTAAAAAGTTCGTCCAAAGGTCCGGGACCAGAGGCACGTCCTCCAAAAGTTTTGAGCCTGGCTCCAGCAGGTCTAATTCTGCTAAGGTCGTATCTTGCCACTTCCCCAGAGTATAGTAAAGCGATGAGTTGGCGTAATGCCTTAGCCCACCCTTCCTTAGAGTCTGCAACCGAAATAGTAGTTTGAGAATCAAACAACTGATCTGGCACTTCAGGTAACTGATCGACATATTTGTGCTCCACAGAAAAGCCTACACCTGTGCCACAGAGTAGGATGTACATAGCCTCATCAAAGGCTTTAGGGTCATCAACGGGCAGATAAGAACAGTTGTAGCCGGCAGTGTTGTCCCGGTCAAGGGCTTTACCTGCGGTCATGATAGCCCTCATAGAAGGCATCACTTCCAGATTCTTGACTGCACTGATAAGTTCTAGGCGTAGGTCATTGTTAGGACTCCACTTGTAGTTCTTGTCTAGGTGGTCAAACATAAAAGCAAAGTAACGGTCTACTGACTCGCCCCAGTGCTCTCGGCGGTTTTGATCAGGAATGAACCGGCTGTACCGGCTCTTGGCAATAAAGGTGCTATAGGGTGTCATCTAAATCAATCTCCAATTCATCAAATTTATCTTCTATCTTATCGGCAAACTTTTCTATTAGTTCTTCTGAAGAAATATCTAGCACTTCCAAGATTGTAATTTCGTCTAACTTCTTCATTCGTTCCATTATATCTCTAATCGTCAACGACATAATCTTTTCAGTGCTTCATCAAGCCCTGCCTCCCAGTTAGTATAAGGTTCATAACGTATAAGTTCCACTGAGTCATACCATGTAGTCTTGTCTGTATCAGTAGGCAGGTAAAACCATCCTGTCTTTGATGCAGAGCCAACCAAGTTCAATGTCCTTACCCCAAGTGCTCCTGCTAAGTGCGCTACACCAGTGTCAACAGTTACGACTGCCTTCAATGACTGTATCTTCTTAGCCGTTTCAAGCCAACTTCTACCATCCAAGTTCTCTGGCATAAAGTCAGGCTGAATCTGTAATGATACCACTTTGTGCTTCTTTGTCAACTGATTATAGAACTTTTCTGCTAAGTTTCTAGGAATAACTTTGGCACTGGCGTTCCATGAATCATTGTCGCTGTACCAGCAAAACCCTATCTGGCTTGTCTTCTTTAAACCCTTAAACTTGAAGTAGCCAGCACTGCCATAGACGGGGCCTCCATCGTCCATAGGAAACACATTGTACTGTAGCAACAGAGCCGGTATAGACATCACCTTGACCCTCATTGCCGGTACTTGGCAGTTCTCATCAGTCAGGACACTATCGACACCATCGAGCGAGGCTATCAGGTTCATCAGTGGTTTTTGCATATAGACATTAACAGACTTTACTGGCAGCTTCTTGAGCAGAGGTATGAACCTAGAGAACATGATTGTGTCGCCAACGCCTTGCTCGTTAGTGACTATCAGGTGCCTATCTCTAACA